CTATATGTAGTAGTTCTTTTACCTTTTCTAACTCATCCTTGTGGCAATCAACCACAATACTGTCGTGGACTGTTAAGATTAATTTACTCTTAAGCTTGTTCTCTCTGAACAGTCTAAGAGCGCGGATACAGGCCAATGGTACACAGTCTCCTGTGGCAAAGCCTTGTATGGGGTAATTAACGATCTGCGTTGCATTCGTTACCCTACCATTTCTGGTACGAACAACATTAGGCCAGAAGTATTGCCGCCCACTAGGAACTTGGACAATACCATTCTTAAGTACACCAGTCATAAGACGATCTTGGTAGCTCTTAAGACCCTCGTAGATGTTAAAGAACTCAGCGAAGTATGTCTGTACGTGAGGCGGCTCTAAGGCACCCTGACCGCCGTATAACGGAGCAAACGAGTACTGCTTCGCCGCCTGTCTAGCATCTTTACTTACTTCAGACGGGTCACACTGATTGATGATAGAAGCAGTCTGCTTATGAATATCTTTACCGCCAAGTATGTCAGCAATGATCTGACTATCCCTACTTAATTCCCCAGCCATTCTAAATTCTAGGCCAGAGAAGTCTGCCTCAACAACCAGACCGTCATTTTTAAACCTAGATACGATAGCCTTCCGCACGGGAAAGCCTCTCTTGGGCTGGTTTTGAAGATTGGGATTACTACTACTTAATCTACCAGTGGCAGTGATGCATTGGTTGAAATTAGCGTGTAGAAGACCAGTAGACCGCGTACCTATCTGTATACCCTTAACAAAACTATCAAGGTAGGTGCTTATGGCATTCAATCGACTGATCTTGGTAAGGAACTCTACAGCAATAGCGTTACCCTTACCCTCAGCCTGTTGTACAAGCATCTTAATGGTATTCTTGTCAGTCTTGAAGCCGTTGATAGAGGCGTAGTAGGGTGACTTAGGGGTCATCTTAAGACCAGCAGTCTCCCCAGTAGCAACGTATATAGCCCCAGCACCTGAACATACCTTACACTTGGTCCTGTTCTTATACGGATCACCTTGAACCCTGTACTTCTTACCGAGTTTAACTTTTGTGACTTGCTTATACTTTTGAATCGATCCTCTACCGTCACAGTCTGGGCACTTCCTAGCCATTGTCTTTTGAACAACCTCTGTGGTTGATCTAACAGCAGCAGAGAACTCCCGTGGCTTCATGCGAGGTGGCATCAAAGACTTACCCGCAGCATTCGTACCTATGTTGAACGTTTGTTGATGGGCATCCCTGTTAGTAACCTCACGCGAGTATACCACCTTGGTCATGTCTGCCCCGCTATTTAAATTAATAGGGGTATCACCCATGACTTCTTCAACTATCTCATACAGACGCTTAGTCAGTTCGTTCTTCTCAGTCTCAAACTGTAGCTCAACCTCTTCAAGTTTATCGAGATCGATAGCTGTACCATTGCGCTCTATCTCTACCAAGAACATGAGCATCTCGTTCATCAGATCGACTACAGGAATAAGAGACTTGTTCTCTTCCTTCTCGTAATCTTCCATCTGAGCAACATACAACTCAGCAGTTGTGCGGATATCAGCTTCCAGATACTCCAGCATAGTGCCTACAGGCATCTCTTCAAAGCCAGTTCCCGACTTGAACAGTTCATCCACCAGATCAGACTTCTTCAGGTTCTTCAGCTTACGCCGGATGCCACATTCCTTAAGAGATAGTGGACGCCTCTGTCCTTTAGACAGAAGATATTCTCCTATCATAGTGCAGTAAACGTGTTCAGGAATACGGAAACCCATCTCTAACAGCCAGATCACATCAAACTTACCGTTGTGGCACACAAGCATAGATGCCTGATCCAATGCATCCTGAAGCATCTCATGCTCATCCGGCTCTATGACATCATGGTGAAAGTATACATCCTTATGTACAGTCATTTCACAGTCAAAGTTCAGAAAACCATACCCCGCAGCAACACACTTGTTTATTTTATTAAACGGGCTGTTGTCTATCTTGCCATCGTATCTCTCGACGCTGGTTTCAAGATCAAGAATTAAGATACTACTCATCTTCTTCATCCCCATTCCAGTAAACGACTGACGTTACTTTGCATTCAGAGCAGCTAAACGTGGAGTAAAAATCGTATACATCATCGTCATGATCACCGCCCCAGATCATTTTATTATTACACTTCGGGCATACATAGTTCTCATACGACATAGCGGCTCACTTCTGGCTCCATCATGCACGGGATAGTTCCATGATAGCCTGATAGCTTATTCTTCATAACAGTTAAGAATCGGCTGTTGTCTGGTCCGTCTTCCTCACCGCTGTTCAATTTACCAATGCCAATGATCAGGTCAGCTTCAGCAGCCTTACCAACACGACTACCTTCCATCATAGTCATAGTCAGTCTGGTACGGTTCTCAGCTTCAGCAGAAGCCTGTGATACACCGATCAATGCACAGTCATGCTTCTTAGCAGTCTCACGTAGCCGTCTGTACAGTTCCCGTAACCTCTCATGCCCAGCATTGAAGTTACCAGCAACAGCCAACTTGTCTGCCTGATCCACTATAACAATGTCAGGGTTAACCTTGGCTATGTAGCTTTCCATCTTCTGGATATCCCACTCTTGGACATCCTTCATGATCAGATTGTCTTTAATACCGGAGTAACGGGCAACCGCAGCAACAGGATCAAATTCTATTTCTGGGCGCGTAAGACCAGTGTATGATTGTATGGCGCGTAACTTAGTACGCTTGGTGCTTTCTTCATTGCCCAAGTATAATACCTTAGCACCTTGTTGGCAGAATCCCCCCGGTGCAGCACACAGAGACACGATGAAAGCAGACTTCCCAGTCTCAGGACAGGCAAACACTACAGCAAATTCACCACCACCAATGCCATATACGTGACGGCTCAGGGTTTCGATATTGAACTGCCATCTGTTTTCATCCGATGTTACAGCCAATAGCTCGTAGATATCATCCGTTGTTGGCTCACCAAAATCATCCGGTAGGTAGCCCTCAGCTACACGGTCCAGAAGCATATTCAATTCATCCATTGCTTCTATTGTACCTTCAGACATACGGATACCAAGATTGGCAATGTCCAAACCAACGTGCTGCCGCCATAGGTTCTCTATGACATCCTTAGCAATCTCAGGCTTTATGTCTTCTGCATTGGCAGTAGCATTGATTGTATCTTCAATCTCCGCAGTCCAAGCAGTAGTCGATGTCGGGTTGGTAGACTTCCAGAATGCAAACAACTCCAGTGGAGTTATATCCTGAGAGAACTTCTCATGCGATGCAATGATTGTCTCATACAGTTCTTTAAGGTTATCCTCGAATAGGGATGCCCGTAGCTTGGACTTATTCTGCTCGAAGAAGTCGTGGTTCAAGCAGTTTTTGAGTAGTGAATGATCCATGTAGTAAATCCTATAGTTGGCACTTTATAGAGTGGTTATTGTACCACCGTCAAGGAAATAAAAAAAGCCCCCAATAGGATGGAGGCTTAAAAAATTTTGATATATAAAATATACTTTAGGCTAGTTGCTGCGGAACTTCATCTTGGAGATGTCAGGGGCTGCATTGCCGCGTCTTTCGCGCATCTCTATTTGATAGTGAACCACTCTCTTGTTGCCAGAAATTAAATTCTTAATGGCACTCTCTAGCTTTGCTTCTTCTTCAGCAGCTTCTTTGAAACCACCTTCCACATCGTAATCCAGTAGACATATAGCACGTACTTTCATGCCTGTACTCCTTATAATAATTAATTTTTAAAATGAATTAGGTTTAATTAAATTATATTTTAGGTGGCCCCAAAATAGTATTGCACCAATTAGTTACAGGAACGCCGTAAAATCCAACAGCACTGAACGTATTCATTTTATTCCCCCTCTATTAGTTGGCAGATTTGATCAATACTCATGTGCTTCAAATCTACCTTAGTTAACCTTGTTTTGAGACTTTTATCTATTCGCCTCATTTGCGATATAGACTTGAGTGCCGCATCTTTGTCAAGAACTAAGTATCTTTCCGGGTATTTACTCAGTGTTTTCTTAATACCAGAAGTGATTGTAGTACCCAACAATGCAATGCCTACAAAACCATCCACTCTACTAACTGAACAGGCAGATGGAGTATCCTCGACTAGTACAGCTATATCTCCCAAGCCTACAGAGATTCCGTCAGGTAGTTTCCCGTAGCTAACCCACTTAGGTCCATACTTACTAAGTGCGCGTCCTACTGCCCCCTGAGAGCCTCTATTATAGAATAGTACTCTATCCTCAGCCGGAGCATACTTAACCTTAATCCACTTCTTCTGATGAGCTTCAAGACTACTGACCGACTTCAAGTATTCAATTGCAGGGGGATGATTCTCTACAGCAGTCACGATCTCTGGTATAGGTCTGCCATTCGATCGATCCCTAGTCACATTGCTGAGATAGTCCTTGACTGATTGCTTACCACGATTTCCGTGATGTACTCCCTTGCCGTTACATGATGCGCGGTAGCAGTACCATAGAAGTTTACCGTCTAGCTTAGACAGAGCCAACTTCTTCTCACCGTAGCAGAATGGACAGGTAATTACTTTTGTATCACCTTCCTTAATAGGAATAGCTTTTATGATATCTAGCTGTTCTTGGTAGGTCATTTGAGTAGTCCTATGCTATACTGCCCCCGAAAGGCGCAGCCCTATTTTATATAGCTCGTTGTTTATGTCAACACTTAGTAGAGAGTTATTTTAGCCAATTTACGGTCACAGTCATTTATGCAAAACTCTCGTAACCTATTGATTTTAAACGATACCTGTTAATCAATTGGTCGTAGGTTCGACCCCTACCGTCGGAGCCATTTTCTTTAAAAACAATGACTTACAGTTTTTTTTAGAGAAAATGGCATGGCATATTGTTAAGTGGCACCGTGCCATTTGTGCCATTACTCTACCGAAGGATAGCGAATCTCTCGGTAGAGTAGTTCTTATATCCTTTGGATTAGTTAGGTGGCGTAGTAGTTCCAACGCAGGGTAAAAGAATTGTTTGCTTACAGTAGCGCGGGAACTCCTCATAGGTCATGGCAATCAGTATTGGTAATCCTGCTATAATAAACGCGACTATGGCAGACGCTTTTAACGCACCGTTTATGTTACCTCTCATTTTTCATCTCCTATCAAAGCATCCCAAGAACTAGGATATAGTTGACCCATCAGTTCACTAATCTCACTGGCAACCATGCGTGTCTCTGCTTGTGTATCAGGGGCGCAGCGAAGTCTGCACATATCCGCAAAGGCATCTAGACTACCAGACCAGTACCACTCAGTCATCATGCTCTGTGGCAACACCATACGGGCCTGTTCAGGACATACTCCTACCTTGAGTAAGCCTTCATATGCATCTCTACAGGCGTACATAGCTCTACCCACTGGCACACTACCTCTAACCTCTACAGTACCATCACTGCCTTGCTTCTTATCCTCAGACTTTCCTCGCCATTCACTAGGCGCGTAAAACTCAGGATCATCGTCCACGTATCTCCTACTTATTTCATTCCAACGTAGGAACTTATGTTTAACTAATTGCCTAGCGACAAACACTGGTGCTTTAACGTGGAAGGATGCAAAGCAATGTCCGAAGGGTGACAGGTGCTTGTGCTTGGCTAAATACTTAATCAGCTTTTCATCCCTGTCTTCTAACACTGGTATCTCTCCAGCCCAGTTACCCATATGAATATCATAGGAGCCTATGGAATCACTCTTCTTACCGAAGGATACCCGTGCGGAATTAACTACGGACACATCACTACCCATGTGTTCAATATACGTTGCTTTAATCATTTGTCGGCCTCATCTTAGGTCTGATTGATTTAGATATAGTATCAGTGACGATACATTGCCCCATCGACTCCTTATCGAATTTGTAGATGGGTTCGTAATAGTCGGGTAAGGCATCCCCACAAGCACGTTGCGAGGGGAATACCGTTTTGCTTTCAATAAAATGACCATTAAGCGCGTAGGTCAGTACAAGAACAGTGAAGAACTCCATTACCAAGGTGGCTCCCCGTTCTCGTCCAACTCCGGCATCTTAAACGAATAGTCTCGTTCAATCG